TTAACTGATTTCTCCCCATAAGTCACCTAATATCTGATTAGGCGGGGCAGAACCATTCCATGTTCTAATAGGCAAGTAATAACGTTGCCCCTCCCATGTATATCCTACCCAAACGTGGCCATCTTGTAACATCACTTCTGTATAATCACAATATCCACCAGGTTGGAATTGGTAAGCTACCGGGCATGATAAGAATGGTCCTACTTTTCTTACAGTGATTGGTTGATTACCGTTTGTGAATCTAGCGCTCTCTTCCATGTAGTAAGTGCCATATTTATTTCGTTTCCATGCACTCGCAACTGGTTTAACTGTATTACTTGAAGCGCTTGACTCATTAGAGACAGCGGCAACCGGTATTTTACCATCCATGTACGCCCTAATCTGCTTGATAAAGTAGTCTTTAAGTTGCAACCGCTTGTCTTCTGGCAATAAACCGCGAGTTACTGGATCAAAACCAGTGTGTAAAACCGAACTTCTATGAGGGCATGATGTTGAAGTAAATTCATTGTGCAATCTGATTGTATTTCTGTTTGCTGGTAACCCCCATTTTTTCAACAATCTAGCGCACTCTTGGAAAGTTGCCTGTTCATTTTTTAAGAACGTCGAGTTATCTGCACCCATTGATTGACACACTTCAATACCGTAATAATGTTTATTTCCTTCTTGGTTAGCTGTATGCCAACCTACTTGAGATTCATCTAAGGCTTGCCATACTGTGTTACCCGAGACATAACTATGTGCAATACCTGATTCAAGCCTTGATAAAGGTGCGTTAACTAATCCGTTTCGATACGCTTCTGCTGTTGCCCCTTTGCTTCCTGCGTCGTTGTGTATAACTACGTTTGTTTTGTTAGGTCGTTAATCTAACTCTAGGTTTATCCCTAGCACTCTCATTACAAGACGTGACCAGACTATATGTTTCTATCTACATGAGATAGTTCTTCTTTCGAGTTCACTTGAACCCTACGAGGACGCAATCCTCTAGTCGTTGAACATTCTCCTTGTACTAAGAAGTATTTAGGAGTAGTGCTGCTAAACAAACCAATCCTTAAACTTGTTAAACCTTCACAAAGTCTTTTCAGCTTTATTGTGGTATTAAGGCTCTAAGGTTCTTCAAAGCAATTTATGTTTTTAGTACATATACATCGCTATATATGCAGCGCTTAAATGAATTCCCATTTATATTTATAACAGTGATTTCTTTTACCACGTATTGCGTCGCTAATATGATTACCATATCCCTGTCTTTTTGCTTCAGCAATAGATGGAAAATAAACTTCTTCTCCAGTAATTATATGAGTTCCTTTGATTTTCTTACTTCTTTTACCATTTGTAGATTTTTTAATAGATCTTTCGATTCTAGTTCCATAATTATTATTTTCTTTAGAAGTTATATATTCTAGGTTTTCTAGACGATTATCACTTTTATCTTCGTTTTTATGATTAACTTCATAACCTAACTTCTTCTCTCCGACAAATGCTTCCATAACCAAATTGTGAACGTATCTTGATTTTCTTATGCTATTTTTATTTAAAGTGACTTGAAAATAATCAAATGCTACTTTATTTGGTTTTAAAATCACAGTCGGGTAAGTTCTTGTCACAGAACCTCCATGTTTAACAACTCTTTTTAAGGACTTAACTCTGCCCATATTCGAAACCATATAATAACCTTCGTAATTTATAACATCTTTCCAAATCTCTGTCATATCAGCACCCCTATATCATTATAAAGGTACTATATCATATTTATGAAAAATTCACTATTATTTACGCCTTTAGGGTTACTACCACGCTTAGGTAGGTCGTAACCTTTAACTACATCTTTGATGATTTTAAGTTCTACCGCTTTAGGTTGTGGCTTAGCTGTTTCCTTTTTAGGTGCTTGTGTAGGAGATTGTACTGATCGTGGAGCTGTTTCGCTTTTGAAGTTCGGACGGATAAACCACATAGGAAAGTCGTAAGCGTGTTGGCGTCTTGTAACTTTTTCCCAACCAGAGCCAGGTTGTTGTACACCGTCTGTCCAGCCACCGCCGAGCCAATTCTGCTCATATACAATGATATAATCTAAAGTTGCTTCAATTACCCATGCTACGTGACCATATCCAGCACCGTAGTTGCTACCGAACACAACCATGTCGCCAGGTTGCGCTAAGAAGTCTGGTGTATTTTGGTATACAGTAGCTAGTCCGTTAAAATTATTAGTACTTGGGATGTCTTTGGCACCTACACCTTTTAAGTTGTAGCCAAATAAGACTTGCCAACCTGCATTGGCATAGTCAAAGCATTGAAATCCATACCAAAGGTCGATATTAAATTGTTTTCCCTCAGATGTTTTCAACCACTCTATAAACTCTTTTTTAGTTAGTTTTGCTTGCATTGTCGCCACCTCCATAATGATATTCGTTCACGTCAAAACCAACCTCATTAGAAGCATCTGTAAATGGCTGTGATGTGTCATACTCTTTCGGTGCTTTTGCGCTTAATTCCGGTGTTAAGCTAGTATCTTGTGAAGTTTTCCAAGTGACTTGTTGTTCTTCTTTGCTACTATCTCTAGGCGCTTGATATGTCTGTGCTATAGATGAATCAGCAACACCTTTTGACGTCGGGTCAGTAATAACGCCAATACCTGTAAGTAACGTGAGGATGGCGCCTATAATTGCGCTAGCTTGATTTAATTGAGTAGATAAATCTAATCCGAATAAATCCGTGATTTGCTTGATAAATAGCAACAATGCACCAACTAAACCTGTTAATACTGCTTTATTTTTAAATCTCAATTTCCAGTTAATATCCATTTGTTTGCTCCTTTTATCCAAAATAAAAAGACGACTAATAAGCCGTCTATTTGATATTTATATTATGATGTGTTAATTTATATATAGAAAAGGGCAACATGCGGAAACATGTTACCCTAATGAGCCCGTTAAAAAGACGGTGACTATTTTAAAATGGATATTTATAAACCATCTCAAAACCGGTCAAAGTTGCGTGAGATGGTTATTTTTTAATGCTTAATTCAATAAGCTTGATTACTAGACCAATTAGCGCAATAAGGAATAAACCAAACTGCAACATGGTACTAATTGTAATCATTAGGCGTCTCCTTTCTAAAGATTTCAGTAATGCCACCATAGGCACCACCTCCTTATACTCAGATAGCCACCATCTATCCAACTTGCTCAATCAATATTATATCACATATGATTTTTTACTGTTTATATACTTTTGATTACTCTCACTATGTTCAAAACAATCTGCAGAAATATTTTGTGAAATTTACAAACAGCAGTAAAAAGTGAATATTTTAAGCAGAGTAATTAATGACCGATGACATTTTTTATAGATTTAAAAAGTTGTTTAACTAAAAATTACACTCAAGTTGTATATAAATATATATCAATATGCATGTTTTCAGAGTTAATAGTTTTATTATCTCTATATATTCTTAATAGCGTATTTGAATACTGTCCTTGAGCACCAAATAAATCGTAATTAACCGAAGGCTCTGTAGAAGTATGAAACACGATTAATCCTCTCTGCACCTTTCCATCAAACGTATCCGAGTTATATAAATTATATTTTCCATGTAAATAATGTCTTGCCTGAAGGTCTAGCTCCTGAACAGTCACTTCTTTTTTATTAGTTTTAACCGTTTCCAAAGGTACTGTATTTTGTTTACCGTCTAGCCATAAATTGATTGGCACTTTTTTCTCTTCGGTCAATCGATTATTATCATGTAACGTTACACCGCCATACATACAAGCTGTTTTGTTTGGTGTACCACCCGCACATTGATAACCATAATAAGCACCATATAAGTCTACTTTTTTCCCTTTATATTTATCAGCAAGAACTTTTGAATCAAAATCCACTAATAAATCGTTATACCATGGGTGATCTGTGAAAAAACCGTTAAACAATATTGTATGCTGTAAAAACTGATTGTCACTCTCCTTATTTTCAGTTATAGCCTTTCCGTTGTGATAATAGATTTGTCTAAGATTGTCTAAAGCTACTCCTTGCAATTCAGACTTTTTGTGTAAATCCTTTTCTTTTATTTCTTCGCTCTTCTCACTACCATTTACAAGCGGGCTTGTTACTAACATTATGACAATACATAAAGTTAGTATAAACGCTGTCTTCCTTTTTTTCATTCTACTCACCTCTAAAACATAATTTTGATAAAAATTGGTTATTATCTAACACTTTTGGGTGATAGTCATTTTTGTTAAATAATTATTTAGTTAAGTTCAACAATTATAAAATAATTATCACCTTATTACAGCAAGAGACTAGCCATCATTTATATGTTTTACTCGCTTTTTATATTACCATACCCTGTTTATATTTTTCTCTAATATAATAAAATGATTTCAAATTTATTTTGTTTTAGAATTTATATATCATACTTTCTTGATGTCGACACTACTCTACTACTTCACTTGCGGTAGGCCTCCTATCTTTTGGATTAGATAACCTCCTGTATGCACCTCTTTTCAATCAAAATAAAAAGCCAGTGCCGGAGCACTGACTAAAAACTTATTTACATTTACGACCGTATAAATAACAAGATAACCATCTCGCCCAACTCATTATTTCCACCTCCTACTAAGGTATCAATGCAGTAATTGAAGCAGTAATCACAGCTATCATTACAATAGTTACTAATGCCCATATTGCACCTACAAGCCACTTGTTTTGCGCAAGTGTCTTTTCTTCGTTCTTTTGTGCCGTATCGACTTGCACTTGATACCTTTCTTCAATTCGGTTTAATATTTTAGTTTGTTCTAAATTTTCATCAACCACTTTTTCTTGCTTGTCTTTTAACTCTTTGTGAGACTCTCTTAATTCATTGTGATGTTCTGTGTGTTCTTGTCTAAGGTTAAGTACATGATCGGCAGTTTCATTGGCTAATACCTCTATATCATCAACCCTTGTTGTTAATTCTTCTTTCACGCCATCTACTTTAGTAGTCAAATCAGCAAGTTCGTTTTTTATCTTCTGAATTTCATCCAAAACAACACCCGCTTTCTAAAAGAATAAAAACTATGAGTATCTAACTCATAGCTTTTCATACTGTTTCAGTGTTAACTGTTACCTCTGGAGATAAATCTGATCTTTCAACTACTTCTTTAACTACTTTCACACGTTGTTTTTTGTTAGTTAATTGATATAACAAATTTAACGTCTCCGCAATTTTCTTAGCGTTTTCTTCAGATTTAAAATCTTGAGCATGGTTAACCATTTCAGAAGTTGTAAAACTTCCTGTGAAATCTTGATATACTACACGTTCTGTACCTTCTTTGTCGATTTGTACTAAAATAAACCTTTCTGTATTGTTGATAATTTCTTTTGCCATACTTGAATGACCTCCTTAAATTTTTGTATAAAAATAGTGCTAAGGATTACTCTTCCTCAGCACATTGTTGATTTTCTTTATTTTCTTGTATATACGCTTTTAATATTGCGTTTTCTTGTGTTAACCTCATAATTTCCTGTGATAAATAATGAATTGTATATTCAGGATTAGCTTGTAATCCTTGTTTGTTATCCTGCATTCTTTGACTCCTCCAATTTCTTGATTCTTAGTTGTTGTTCTTTGATAACAGGGATAAGATGAATCCATAGACGATCATACGCTATACCTTCAATTTCTCCTTTGTCATCATACGTGACAAACTCTTTTAATCCTAAATTCTCCACCTCTTCAGCAATCAAACCTACGTATCTATCCAGTTTATAGGTGTCTTCTGATAATTTTCTATCCTCTCTCAGCTCTCTAGCTAAAATTTCAGACTCAGCTTTATCAAACCACGTTCTAATAGGTAAGTTAAGAATAGCTTTTGAATGTTCCAGTTGTTCATCTCTATCGTTATATTGATTTTCGATAGATAACTTGTATTTACGCGCTGATGTCGAACGCCCAATTGTGCCAGCAGAAGTGATATGCAAATTAGCTGCGGCCGAATAAGTACGTCTATAAATTGAGTTAGAAGCTATCCTATCTCCTGCATCATCTGAACCTACAGACAGTAGGTCTGTACTCTGTATATGAATATACCTATTACCATCACGTCGCTTCAGCATATTAAATTTGCCATACCCTGCTTCGATTGTTGTATCTCCACCTGTTGCATATCGTCCATTAACAATTTGAACAAGACCTTTATTTCTTTCTTTAGAAAACCTGATACCCGCACCGTAATCATAGTTCTCATCAGAACCAAACATAATATAACCGTCACTCGAATAAGCATTATCTGCATTAGACAGCGTGAATGCAAATCGGTTTAATCCAGGAACTTTGTCTGTGTTTGGATATAAATACACCGGTGCCTGTTTGCTTTTGATATTCGATGAAGCGTAAGACTCCAGAACAACCCGATTATTATCTGACGTTAGTGCAACGACACCACCATAGGAATTGATTGTTATCCCATTCATGCCACTATCACTGTAAGTTTTATCCCACCATTGAATCGTACCAGAGGAACCACCGTCTTCACCTTCACCATCGATATAGGTTGAAATACCAAAATGAGACATATAAAGTGAACCGCCAGCGGTGTTATTCCTAAATCTTAGGTGACCGTCTTTCAGTCGCGTAAAAATATCGTCTGTTGAACGTTTCCCTCTCCAAGTACGTTGCACAATACCACCTAGTTCAATAGAATCATTCTGTATTTGAACATATCTGTTATTGTCACCGCCTTTAATTCCAATTCTATTAACATTGATATCAAGACCCTCTCTTGATAAATTAAGACTGTTGACAATATCGGTTTTATCTACTTTATCTCGCATATTTTGGATAAGAAGATTTATTTCTCTATTACCGCTAATATCAATTTTATCAGCATTTAATCTAATTCCCTGTGGTCCTATATTTAAAGCTTGAGCCACCCCATTATCATCATATCTGATTGTTGTTCCATCTGTAACGTTTTGGACAATCTCAGCTAAAATATTTGAAAGTGTACGATTGGTTGCATTAAACTCTTCTTTAGTAGTTCTTGATTTGATTTCTTTACCATTTTGTATAATTTGAGAACCATAGCGAGTCAATGTTTTTCTCTGTGCATCTGTGCTTTCTTTGACCTTGTTGTCTGTATAAGCATTAGCTTTCTTTTCAACGTTTCTAGCCTTTAGTTCTGCGTTTTGTTTTGCCTCTTCAAGTTTAGCTTGAGCGTCTTGTATAGCGCGTTGCTCTTCTTCCGAAATTTTACCATCAATATACGCTTGCGATTCTTTCTCTTTAAGATCATCTTGAGCATCAATGTATGATTTTAAAGCTTCTTGCGCTTCTTGATTTGCTTGTTCAATACTTGCTTTAATCTCAGGATTATTGGACAAATCACTTAACTGGTCGTCAGTATATTGTTTTTGTTCTTCCAATCCGTTTCGATATTCGTTTAACGTAACTTTATCTTTGATTTCACCTTTTAAAGTCGTTCTCTCAGCTTCAGCAGTATCTAAACGTTCAACAATACCGTCTTTGTCTGTTTTATAGTCCGATGTTTTTACATAGTCACGTAATTGTTCTTTTGTGGATTCTCTAGCTGCTTCAATAGCTGATTTAACAACATTAGGTTCTCCAACTAACTGCAAATCTTCATTCACCGTTAAACCAAATTTTGTTGCTATTATTTCCAACGCTTCTTTATATTTTTCATCAGTGTATTGTGACTGTAATAATTTAAATCTATCTGAAATGGCGATTTTGACATCTTCTACATCTGTATAAACATCTTGTAATTTCTTTCTATACTCAAGAAATAAAGCTTGTGTATCTACCAACCGACCAATCGTTGCAGTTTCGGGTGTCATAGATTCTAAATTATTTTTAATTTGATTATAAACATCAATCACAGCGTCTAAACTTGCTTGTAAGTCCGCTTTCAAATCATTATCTACTAAGTACTCGCTATTCAGTAATTCTGTAGCTTCTGACAAAAGACTAGCGTGTTGTATAGATAAATTAATAAAAATATTGTTTAATTCACTGAATAGCGCTTTCTCTCTTGTTATACCACCTAATTTTTCAACATCATTTGGTGTTGCTTCAATCCATCGACCATTCCAATATCTACGCAAGACAGCAACATCAGGGTTACTTGTATCATACCAAAGCATATCATTGACTGGATTTTCTGGCGGTGTATCACTTTTGTGTATTTTGCGTTCAAAGTATTCTAATTCACCATCTACAACATCTTTAACTATAGTGTTGATATTGCTAATATTATCGTTTAACTTTTGATGTATTATGTTCAATCGTTTGTTAAACTCTTCTCGTAATTCTGATTCTTTGAACTCTTTAGGTTGACCGAATGTATATGTGCTATTTTCTGAAATTATGTTATATTCTTCGGCAATAACTTCTGCCTCTATATACAATGGCGGGTTAAAATCTCTGTGTTTCACCCTGACTGTATCTCCGATTGAGATAATCTCATGCGGATACGTAGCTTCTAAATCAGTAGAGGTAATCTCATATGACATGACTGCTGACTTGCGTTTATTTAACTCCGTTTTGGCTAAAGAACGTAATCGTGTTTCATTCATATTTTGATCGTCTGATTGTGGTTCATATATCCCCCAAATATAGCGCATAGGTAAGTTGAATTGACTTTGCGCTTCGTCATCTGTCACAACTAGCTCTAAACGCTTCCCTTTGTCATTTTCAGGTCCCACAGCAATTAATGCTGTTTTGATTTCTGACATATCAATCTTTCTAGTTAGCCCAACTAAATCTTTACCATATTCAATTTCTTTACCTTTGAATAAGCTGTTTTTCTTTTTGAGTACTACATATCGACCTTTAACAGTATTAGAACTAAGCTCAATATAAAAATCCAATACCATTTTATAGGTTGTACATAATTGCTTTAAAACTTCATATCTCGTTTGATAAGAAGTCCATGACGTAGTACGTAAGCCATCGTATTCGGTTTGTTCAGAAACTTCCCAACCTGTATCGCTCAACACATCTTTCAATGCTTCTGAAGTTGTCTTTTTCTCAAATTTGCCTGGTGCATACGGTTTAGCTGTTGTTATATCAGCAAGATAAGACGCTATACATTCTATCTCTGTGTAGCCGTCCATCGTATCTTGAACCCAGTTAATAATAAATTCACGCCATTGTTTGTTTGAATCCCTTATAATAACACGATGTCGTTCACGAAACTTTTCAGCTCTTTCTGATGATATGAGTAGTTCAAGCATTTCTGAATTGTCATTAACATTACGTTTATGAATCGCTCTAACTAAGGAAGGGTCATCAGTAGAAAGGAAATCTATAATCTTGTCGTTAAAATCTAAAACATGTATCACACTCTCATCTCCTTTCTATAAATATCTATCTTGCCATTTAACAGTCGTATCAAAGACGTTTTCGGGTTGTATGATTAATTCACTGTACCCAGAATCAACATTGAAATAATTACTTCCAAACGATTTCTCGCTCAACATTGGTTCCTCATTGATGACAACACTTTTTGCTTGCATATCTATTTTTACTAAATCACCTTTTTGTATAATGACATCCCTTGCGCCTTTCGGTTTCGGTAGAATCTCCGTATTGAATGAACCTAATCCATTCATCTCCATCCACTTATAACCATTATACTTCGCACTATAGATAGCTATGATAGAAGCTGGACGCTGATAAAACTTACCGCCATCTATCCACTCTTTCTCATCCATATCAATAGGTTTACGTCTATCTGGGTCTTTAATGTGATCAAATTTCCAAGTTTTAATAGAAAATTTATTACCTACTCTTCTGAGTCTCATGTATACAACAATTCTGTCTTTGTTATACATTACCGGCTTATTCTGATAGTCATATATCTTTTTCGGGTCTCCTTTTTGGTTATACAACGTAACAACAATGTGCCCTATTTTTCTATCATGGTATTTGTTTTCATATCCAATAGAAGCAAGCAACTTACCGTCACTGTCGTATATATGTTGAGCTGTTCTTCCGGCACCTTTACCTTTTTGTTCAACAATACATTTATAGGTAATTTGAAAATCTGTCATCGCTTTAGGGAGCCCTCGTTTCGTGCCAGCACCAACCCAACCTTTTGCATCAGGAAAATTAGTTGCTTTATATCCTTCGCCAAGATTGGATATCACAAAGTCACCGCCGACCTTACCACCTAAGTCATTACTTGGAATATCTTCAGTAATCATCTTAGTCCAACCTTTGAAATCACGAAACTCACTATGATAAACAGGAGGCATGTAATCCTTAACTTCTTTGGTTACTTCATCATCACCAACCATAAAATAATCTTCATCATTTTTAGTGATCATAAAGTAACTAGATGGTTTAATTGCTCGGGCTTCAACAATTAAAGGAGTGTCAGCAGTCCCACTATTTACAACTGAAACTTGGTCAGAAATCGCGGTGTTTTTGTTTCCAGTTACCGAGTATTTATAAGGATCTGTTAACACTACTTTTATAGTGAACTTAACAGGTATTGTAAATTCTTTGTGCAGCTTTATTGGTCCTTCGAAATAAGCGTTCCAGTACCAATCTTTAGATTTGAATTGTAATTTAACTTGTTCCTCGTAGTTAAAAAACTTTACTAATTCATTCAAGACGTCATCATGTGTTTTAATGCCGTTGTGAGATAAATAGTCATTACGTACCACCAAAGGTATATCAAAACTATAAGATTCAAGCCTACGCCCTTTATATATAGACCCCGAACGTCCATCTACATTTTCTGTTTTTAAAACATAATTAAAAGAGGGTATTTCAAACCCTCTTTCGACATACAACCAAGGAATTGTTTTGTTGTTCACTTTAATAGTGTCTATCATTGAATAGCAATTCCTCCTTTTCTAAACTTTACTTTTGTTGATTCTTGCCTTTCTCGCTTTTCTATAGACGCGTTCACCTTTTTATCAAAAGCGTATTCGTCAATAATCGGCTGATAATCTTTATCTGCAATCACATCGTTGGATTGCGCTATTTTCAGTAATAAAGCTATTTGTTGTTGCTGTTGTTCAATCATTTTCAATAATAAGCTTGGGTCATCAAACCCATTTACACTAGACAATTGACTAGGACGCTTATTTTTACTCGCTTTTCTCCCTCTTACTTCTGCTGCTGCATAATGTAACATCTTCATTGCTTCGTTTTTACGTGCAGGATCAGTAGGTATTATCCACTCTGGATATCCTTCTTCTCCTAAGTGGTACAATCCGTTGTAGACTTTGCCACCAGTAGCATATGCGTAATCACCAGCGCGTTTGAACGCAGCTCTCCATGAGCCTGTTCTTGGTACCCATTTACCCACAATATATCTCATAGCCGATATAGCTTGATGAGTTGGGTTGAGAGGATTATTGTAACCCGACTTTGCGTACGCTCTAAATGAAGGATCTATCATTTGGAACATACCTCTTGAAGGTATACCAGCTCTTGCGTTGCTATCCCAATTATTGACTGCATTAGCTGTATAATTGGATTCACGACTCGCAACACGCATCATCTCGTTAGTAATCCAACTCGCCTTATACCTTCCTCCTAAAATATTTTGAGCAGCCTTAATAGCTCGTCTAGCATTAGCTGCACCATTACCACCGGGTGCACTTTTGCCGCCCCCATTATTCTTTCTTAACCACGGTAACGGGTCTCTATGTCTTCCATTCCAACGCATCTCATAATGTAAGTGAGGTCCTGTACTAAACCCCGTATTCCCCGATATACCAACAGTCTGGCCGACCCTAACTTGTTGACCAGTTTTAACTTTATATTTAGATAAATGTGCATAAATAACTTCTAAGGCGCCCTTTACAATTTTTACCCATTTTCCATAACCACCATTATGAAAAGGCATAACTTGTGCTCTACCATTAATGGTTGATGGAACAGGTTCGTAAATGTAATCAAAATCCAGACCTTCATGGAATGGGCGTCCGGTTTCTCGTGTATAAGCAGCAGTGTGACCGTATAAATAACGTAATTTACTCATATCTAATACACCGCCATCACCCGACTCTGCGAAAGCATCCTCAAGCCACTTGATTGCACTTTTCTTAATCTTAGACCATGCAGCTTTTGTTATATCGCCAGCAATACCCATACCTTTAGTTAGAGAACTGAAATCAACTCCAAACGCTTGAAGTACATAATTTAAAAGTTTGCCTGGATTATCGATAAAGTCCATGACATCACCAACTTTATCGCCAAGCCACTTTGTACCTTTACCTATTTGATCTTTTGTCCAGTTAAATGCCGATGATGCGCCAGATTTAATGTCTTTCCACATAGTACCTATGCTAAATCTTGGAAGTGTTCCATTTAACATTGAATAAGTTTGTGCGCCGTTATATACTTTTGAACCTTTAGGTAAGTACGCTGTTGTATCTGTATTAGGCGTAAGTACCCGTTTGCCATTAGGGAATTCAATCATTTCATTTCTGAAACCATTCGGACCATTTCCACGTCCTTTATCCCCAACCGTAGCGAACGTATCCCGCGCAATCTTACCGTTCTTAACTAATCTTGTAGTAGTATGCGTATGTTCAGTACCAGTGTGTAACTTCGGTATTTTGTCCATACCCAACTTACCACCGACCCAGTTTAAACCTTCAATTAATTTATTAAGACCTCTTTTAACAGCGTCTACCATACCACCGATATGATCTTTAATTTTACCAATGATAGATTTTAAACCGTCACGCATGCTTCCAAAGATGTTACGCACTCTATCCCATAAGCGACCAACTATACCTACAGTGTTATCTTTAATAGAGTTCCAGATGTTTGACATCCAATTTCTTAATTTAGTAAATATATCTTTCGTCGCATTCCATAAATTAGTAAATTTTGATTTGACGCCACTAAATAATGACTGTGCTTTTCCTATCGTATTCGTACGGATACTGCTCCACGTGTTAGATAACCAATTTTTCAAATTCGTAAAAATTGATTTGACACTATTAAATAAGAAACCGAAAATACTTTTTGTCGCATTCCAGATTGCCGATAATGATTTCTTGAAAACGCCTATTATAGCAACCCATATAATAGTTATTAAACCTTTAAGCAATCCACCAAAGTACTTCACTACACCTAGAATTTTACCTACAAACCACAGTTGTATTAAATTCCAAATTAACTGCACAGTACCTTTCAGTATCATTACAATGCCGTCCCAAACACCTCGCCAATTACCAGTGAATAAACTTGAAAAGAACTTAATAAAGCCAAGTATTATATTTAAAGCACCTTGTATTACGCCTTTGATATTTTCCCAAGTGCTGACAATCAAAGCTTTAACCGCCGGCCAAATAAATTGCATCACTTGCCAAATCGCAAACATGATTGGTTTAATTACAAAATTTAAGATAAATTCAAATATAGCTTTGATAAAATTGCATATATTTTGAAGCGCTTGAACAATGGAAATTCCATTTTCATTAAAGAATCCATTGATTTGACTCCAAATATCTTTAGCAAAATCAACAATCGCTGATATCGCTTGATTGAAAATGTTTTTAACAGAGTCAATGAATGGTTGAATAAATTGAATGAAATTACTAAACGTTTGTTTGACACTGTCAATTGCGCCATTCACAAAGTTTCTAAACGTTTCCGACTTCTTATAAGCTATTGTGAATGCCACCGCTAAACCAGCTAATACACCTAATACAATTCCTATAGGACCAGTTAATGCCGTGAAGACTGTTCCTAAAATAGGCACTTTAGTTGATAAAAAACTAATCAATCCGTCAGCCTTTGCAATACCAGCTAATAGTGGGGCTAATACAGTTACTGCATTACCAATTGTGCTTATAAATGCACCTAACCCAAAAACTACAGGACCAATTGCAGCAGCAATACCACCGAAAATAACAATTGATCTTTTATAACCATCACTTAAATTGGAAAACCAATCGACAGCGACTGATAGCTTTTTTATTAATTCTTCCATGACTGGAGCAAACGCACTTTCAATAGAAGCCCATACATCAGCACCTACTAATTTAAGTTTATTCATTGCTACTTTAAATCTTTCTGAACCACTTTCAGAATCTTTAAAAGTTTGATTGACCGTTCCTTGCGAATCTTCGATAGTTTTTAAGAACTCTTGGTAACTAAAGCGACCACCTTTAATAGCGTCTGCTAAATCAGGACCTGCTTTTGCACCAAATGCTTCAATCGCTAAACTTGTTGCACTAGCTATATCTGGTGTCTTCTCGATTTCTGCCAATGTCTTTTTAAATTCTTCTCTTGGGTCTTTGCCTGCTTTTCCCCAGTTAGAAATCGCTTTCTTTAAACCACTAAATGCGATTTCGGTATTTACACCTGACTTCTCCCATTGAGAGAATAAAGCGATAGATTCTTTCATCTCAAAGCCCATAGCTCTCATTGGAGCACCGTATTTAGTAATACTATCAGCTAATGTATCAACACTTATACCGCTAGCTTGAGCTGCTTTCGCTACCATATCTAAAATACCTTGGTATTCATCTACTTCAACACCTGCGTCACCCATTGCACGTGTTATGAGTTGAACAGCTTGAACGCCATCAGTACCAGTTATATGACTAAATTTCAAGAATGATTCCGTCGCACTTTCAAGTTCTTTACCAGTAAAGCCCAATCTAGTGTTAACTTCTCCTAAAACACCGCCTACAGTCTCAGCGTCTGCTGGAAAGTTGCCATAAACATATTTAAATGAATTCTGCAACTTCTTAAGCTCTCCGCCGGTTGCTCCTGTTGCTTGGGTAACTGTATCTAAACCTTTATCAACTTCTGCAAAAGCTTTTCCTGATGCTGCTGCAATACCTAAAACAGGTGCAGTAACACCAATCATCATACCTTTACCAATGGATTTTAAACCGTCGCCCATTTTTGTTAATTTAGGTCCCATACTCTCAAAAATTTTACTGGTTTTTCCCCAGCCACTTTCTGCCATTCTTTGGGCTTCAACTTGGGCTTTTTTGAACTCTTCAAACTCAGCCGATGTTTTTTGCAATTCTCTTTCTAAATAATTCAGCTCATTTGCTTGTTTGTTATATTCTTGTCGTAATTTTTGAGCTTCCGCGCTGTTTTCACCTTGTTCTTTAGCTGCTTTGTCATACTGTTTGGCTAGGTCGTCAACATTTTTCTTATAACCTGCAATAGTGCCATCTAACTCTTTGATTCGTTGTTTATAACTATCAGTTGATTTCTCAGTATATTTAAAGTTGTTTCCAGTCAACTTTAAGTCTGAATTTAAGGTTCTAAAGTTTCGTTTAATTTCTGTAAGTGATCTATTTAAATTTGCTGAATCCAAATCCAAACCTATAGATAAACCTTTTATTCTTTCTCCCATTTTTTACCTCCTTTCTAAAAAAGTTCAAAAAAATAACCCTAACCAAATGGTTAAGGTTAAAATGCATCAATTAAAGCCTCTGCTTTTTCTTCAGAAATGTCATTGTTTTTATTTTGATATATGGAAAGTACATAATGAAATGGCATTTTTAAAACTTCGTTAGCATCTTTACCATTTTCGATTAAGTCCATCATGAGCGTATCCATATTTTTCAACATTGCTTTATAAGTTAAATCTTCAGGCTTTATTTCATGTTCTGGATAAAATTTCTAGTTTCCTCAGTTTGTTGACCTTGTGTAATGAAAACCACTTGTTCGCGAAGTGCATTCATTCCATCAGGTGCATGCATACGTTCTTTTAAATCTTTAACTGTGAATTGATTATCGTAAATTTTCACAACCATATCCATCAATCTGTCAGCGATTTCTCTTGGCTTCATCGTGCTATTTTCGTCCTCGATTTCATCAACTAAATCCATCGCTTCATATACAATTTCGAATGAAATGAAGTGTGGTGTTAAGTATGTTTGTAATTTAACTTCATTTGCTTTTGGGTCTTCTACTAATTGAATAATATTACGTTTTAATTTTGCCATTTTATAATACTCTCCTTATTTTCAAATAAAATAGAGGGGTCCCCCCTATTAACCTTCTACATTTATTGTAATTGAGTCACTTTTGTTTCCGGCTATAGCCGTTACTGTAGCAATACCTTGTGATTTTGCCGTTATTTGTCCGTCATCACTTATAGAAACAATATCTGTTTGTTTTGTTGTGTATTTCAATAACTTACTTTGATCAGATGGCTCTACTACAACACTTAAATCGTATGTGTTGCCAACTTTTAAAGTTTTAATGCTATCTGGTATATTAACCGACTTTACCGTAACTTCTGGCGAAGTCGGTTTATCTACAAAGACTCTTCATCCCCCGATGCTTCAACTGTATATTCTTTTCCTAAAATTTTCTTTAAGAAAGCCTCTTCGCCTTTTTCGCCGTTGCCATCATGATTTGTCATATTAGCTGAATCAAAGATATATTTACGTACTGATTTTTTATTATCAATTAAAGGGAAAAGTGCCTCACCTTCAACCTCTTCGCTTGAGAAATCCCAATCCTTCTCAGCCGTTTCACCGTCAATTTTAGGATTAGTAAACATAACTTTAGGTAATAAAACTGTTCTGAACGTACCATCTCGGCGCTCTTGTCTGAACCAAATAGCTACATAGTTATTTTGTTTACCTTGCGTTTCCTCATAAACGCCATCTTCATCATACTCTTCATTGAAAACGATCTTGCGAATTTCTTTAGGGAAAGCATGCATTTGTAACGAAATTTTACCTTCTCCGTCTGTATTCCCTGATTCGATTGGACCACCATCAGCATACGCTGTTTTTAAGTCTCCTCCAGTTTCAACACCAATTTTTTGTAACCCTCTAGTTTTTGTAATATCGCTATATTCTAACTTTGCGCCTTCTTTTGTTAATTTAGCGAACCCTAAACCAGTGATATTAAAATACGCCTTTGGCGCGCTTGCATGTTTTACTGCCATTTATTTTTCCTCCTTATAAAAGATGCCCTCGTATACACGAGTGCTTCTATATGTTTTAAATTCTTCTATATATTCCGGTTTTCCATTTGATACATTTCCCATTTTTAGTTCAGACCATAATAACTTTTGAATACGATTAGATATCTTATTTCTTATGATTCTCGCGTTATACTTGTTGTTAAACTTCACAAATACATCTATTTGAACAATGTAACTATATGCGCACTCATATCCGTCAGTATAAGTTGTAGGTATTGGGTCGTCGATATCTTCAATAACAATAAAAGGTACATCAGTATCTTTTACATTAGGATATTTATTGAACTTAATATTATTGATATTTACGTGCTCTCTAATAATTCTGTCTTGACTAATCACCTCATGAACTTTGTACAAAATATCAATCACAATTTTTTCAACTCCCTTTTTAGCGTCTCAAAATACTTATTTTGCCCTTGTCTTATTGCTCTATTAACGCCACCCATAGCTTTAGGTTTGATAAACTTACCCGTGCCTTTTTGAACATGACCATTTTCAATCAAATGTACGAGTTTATAACGGTCTTTAGGACCTCGCCAATGAATCGTGATTGTGCGTTTACCTCTTATCCATTCAGGTTCAGTAAAACTTACCTCATTTATCAATGCACCCGTATCTTTTGATGGTTTTAGTTGATTTTTAACTTCTTCAACTATTACTTTAGCACCAGCAATTAATGCCCTGTCTTGAACTTTTACCATTTCTTTTACACCAAAGCGTTTTTCTAGTTCGTTTTCTAAAGCTCTGTCACCCGTTACTTTCACACTCATGAACTATAACCTCCACGAATCATAATAAAGTCCTTGTTATCTAAATCTGGTGATATTTGCTTTATGTTCAAACGGCTTCGAAAATACTTTGATTCAATTTCTAAATAATGCTCTTCATTAGGCAAGTAATCGCCACGAGGATCTCGAATATATATTCTGATATCGTTTTGTGTACCATTGGAGATAGCTTGTTCTAATTCTCGTAACCAAACGCCATCAACACTTGCCCAACAACTGTATAATAATTTTCCTTCTTTTTCCCCAGCTTCAGGGCCGGCGTTTTCAACATATTCATAAAAATAAACACGCGTCTTTAAACGCCGAGTTGTTATTTTGGGTTTCTTAAATACTTTCTTCACTTTTTGATACCTCCATGAGAGATAATGAAAAGTCTATTAAATCAGCTCTATAATTTTCATTGAAATGTTCTAATAAATCTTGATAAGCGTATCTTGTGCGGTTTAATATCAATTCTTGACCTGCTAAGTTGTCTAATTCAAACGTACCACACTGATTTTTTAAACGGGTGTATGACATTTTCAACAATTCTTTTAAAAACTCATCTTCTGAATTGTAGTCGATTTTTTCCAGTGATTTGAATTTGACAAGCAAATCATCAATCGCCATTGTTTTCACCATTCAATAAGTTAATAATTTCACTTTTAACCATCGAACTAGAAGGTTTTACATTTGACAATTCGCATAGTTCCAATAATTCTTGTTTTGTCAGCTTATCTAAAGGCACGATATAAACTTTGTCGTACTTATTCTTAACCTGATTTGTTAACAAGTCAACACGAGAACTATCGTACCCTTCAGCTGGGTACAAATCACCTACTTTGTACTTGTGTTGCTTGTGCTCTAAATCCTTAAAATCTCTAATCACTTTGAATTTAGCCATTTGTTCTCACCTCATATTTTTTATAGCGATTCTTCGTCATCGCTAGCACTTGGTTTTTGATCTTTTAAATCCAACTTCCAAACGGCAGCAACTTTATTATCTTTTGCTTTACCATAAGCAAATTGTTTTGCAGTGTATAAATCCATATCATCCAAAGCAAGCGTTTGTTCATACTTTTGAATATTAATACCACCAGCTAAATAACCATCATACAAACCTTTAACATACGTTAAAACTTTACCTGATTCTTGAGCTGTAGACTCAATAACATTCAAATTAAACGGTAATGCAGTAACATACACTCCATTGGCATTTAAATGTGTGTATTGAGCTTGAATCTCGAACGCATCAGATGGATTAACAACCATCGTTACATTACCTTTAACCGCTACTGATTTACCTTTCTCGTTAGTTGAGTGGTATTTAAACACTTGCGTTAATTCGTTTACAGTTTTACGAGGATTAGCAAATGTAAGTGTGCCTTGTTCCTCTTTCTCCGGATAAACATTTCCTGACACAGAAACGCCTTTTTGTACTTGTCTATTCAACCCGATCGGTTCATTATTCCCTGTACCTTTTAAGAATGCAGCTTCAAGTGCAACTGCAAATGCTTCTTCGATTTGAACACGAACAAATCGCTCAATCCATGCGGGACCAAAATCATTTAAATCTTTTGGTAAAACAACAAACGCTGTCAATTTATTTTGAATTGCTGTTTCTTCGCTGAATGCAGCATCTAATTGTCCTTTAATTTCACCAAAGATTTTGCCCCAAACAGCTACGCCAGAAGTTTCAGATTTTAAGAACTTCAAACGTAAACCAGCGTTCTTGATACCTAAATCCGCCAATAACGGATGATTTGTTGTTAAATCTTCAAAAATTCTATCAATTGTTTCTTCCGGCAAAAGTTTTTCTTCTTTATATCCAACACTTTTATTGATCTCCATAAAGAATTTTCGTTGATTCGCACTCAAAGACTGCGATGATTTAGGTAAACTAGAAACTCTTTCAGCTTCTGCTTTTGCTTGTAATTTAGTTTCTTCAAATAGTTGGTTAATCATGTCACCGTACAATTCATTTTGTCTTTCTTGCGGTTCACCGTTGTTTACTGCATTAATAAATTCGTTTTTCGCATTTGCGAATGTTTCCGATAAATTTATAGTCATTTTATGACCTCCTATTTTTTGTATTAAAAAAGGAATCTTGAAAATCCATTTGCTGATACTTTACTATCTGCAACATCGATTTCTGATTCCTTTTCTTTCATATTTATTTTTTCAATTACTTTATTTGCTATTGCGTCAATATCAATGTTAACCTCTGGTGTTTTACTTACCAAAGCTGTTACACGATTTAATACATCTTTCGATAATACTTGCGTATCGCTTGCTACAATTTGCATATTGTCGTTTTCAAACATTTTGCTATCCGCAAAGCCTTGTTCAATGGCTTCATCAGCATTTAGCCACGTTTCCTTAGCCATCATTTCTACAAGTTCTTGTTTGTTTTTACCAGCTCTAACCGCATATGCCTCAGCCATTATTTGACCAACATGTTCTAATGTTTCTGCAGCATGATTTAGATCTTTCACTTCTCCTTGCGCAATACTTGAAGGATTGTGAATCATCATTCTAGCAACCGGACTCATTTCGATGTGGTCACCAGCCATTGCGATAAGCGATGCCGCACTTGCTGCTATTGCTGTGATACGAACATTCACTTTGCCTTTATGAGCTCTTAAATGCGTATATATTTCACTACCAGCTACTAGGTTACCACCATTTGAGTTAATTATAATATCAACATCTTCATCACTAAATTCTAGTTGTGTTAAAACATCTTTAGGACAAGTCGAATCCATACCAAGCATTTCGTAAACCCATTTATCTTCGTTAGAAACGATGACGCCTTTAATCTCCGCTTTCATCTTCATCACCACCTTTCAAAGTGTTTTCATCTTTTTCTTTTTCATCATTTTCACCACTATTAGCTTTTTCGTAGTTTTTAGTAATCAGGTATTCGTCTAATTCAGGATTGTCTGATGGTTCTTCACCTAACATAATCCGCACCTCATTTCTAGTAAATGAACCCGAACTTACAAGTTTGTCAATTGCTTCAGCATATTGAAGTGGATCTTTTTTATTCACACCGACAATTTCTATTCTTGTATCTTTCAAATACATGCTTTGTGTTATGAGTTTCGCGTTTAATTCGTTTTGAATCTTTTTTAATAAAGGTGTTAAACAGAATTTCTCAAATACAAGCGTGTTTTTTTCCAAATCAGCTGTTTCTCCGTAAATCAAACCCGGAGGTATGCCGATCATCAGCGCAACATTTTTTATTGCATCTCTCATTAGTTCACTCAATTCAGAAAAAGGCATGTTACTATTCTTACCACCATTAGATAATTCCTGATAATCAAAACCTTCTATCAAAGGTGCGATTGCTAGTTGGTTTTTATTAAAAGTATTGAATACTTTATTTGTGAACGCCTGTAATTTTTCTATATTCTTTTCGTCATATGCGCTAGAGGCAGATTTCAAAATCCCTCTTATTTGATAGTTTTTTAATTGTGCGCCTATCATTCTTCCGAATATTTTCCCGTAATCTTCGAATAGACTTTCTACAAAGTGTGTCACTTTATTATTGTTGTACTTTAAATATATGACCTCTTGCATTGTGAAAGTACGTTGATAAGTATAATCTTTAACCGTTACATCTTTGAATATATCATCATACAAAGCGTAATATTCTCTGTAAAAGCTATCTGCGATAAGTAATTCTTTGCTGTCACTTACTACGATTAAAACCTCGTTATCATAAATTAGTTTATATATAACTTGTTGCCAAAAACTATCGCTTGATAAGTCAGTATTTGGTTTTATATTTAACTTGTAGTAAACATCATTCTTTTGAATTCTATTACCTTCCAATACTTTAAAATGACTTTGAGCGACAGCTCGTGCAACAAATTCAATACAACTATCAATCGCTAAACGTTTCACATACGCTTGTTGTGATAGATCTTCTATCATATCTAAATCAAGCATATATGATATATCTTTCCTAGTTTTAAATATCTTTTCTAGAATACTCATGTCTCACCTCCTCTATTAGAAATCTATACTCATTAATGCATCAAGCGCTTTAGACATATCTTTGTCTACTATATCGTCTGCTCTATATAATGCGTGAACAAAAGCCATGAACCCATCGGTTTTTCTTCTATTTTCATCTTTTTTAATATATTCTTTATTACCATCGGGTTTAACCTTTACTGCAACATTATTAGTAAACCAACGCATCAAAGGATTGTCTCCATATATTACGTTATGTTTCGCAAACATTGTATCGATACGTGGTGCAAGTAATCCATGTATTGCTTTTGGATTTCTAAGTACTTCAAGTTTTATGCCAGCATCCTCAAACGCACGTCTTACAATATCAGTTCTATAATTATCAGCTATGACTTTTTCAAGCCCATATTTTTCTCTAGCCTTTAAAAACCAATCAACTATATATTCAATTTCAATGACATCATCATCGACAATGGTCAATAATCCCATTTTTTCCCATTCTTTAATAGGAGGTTCTAATTTGACATCATCCAAAAACCCTTGTCTTACAAACGAATGTCCTAACCAAATGTAATCATCGTTTTTTCGGAATAATAGCCCTACACTTGCAAAATCTCGAATGTTTGCAAAGTCTAAACCACCAATACACATTTGATTATCTAAATTTGGTATCTCTCTATTAGTCGCTAGTATTTCTTTCCATGGTGCTATTACTTTTTCAAGGTCAACTTCAGGCAAATTCATTCGCTTAGTCATGAATTCGGGCTTATTTGAACGGTTGAATGGTAAATCGTTATATTCTTCTTCAATCGTACTTAGCAGTGTTTTAGCGTATTCTGATAACGGTTTATGTAACATTGGGTTCGCCTTTTCCCACGTCTGTCTGTCATCAACTTCTTTTGGATCGTCTAACTTACAATAAAAAGCAAACAATCTACTATTTTTAACCTTGCCACTTAATACACTTGCAATTTTGTGCTTCATTGCATCGATATAACCCTCTCTAACAAAACCATCAGTACTTATATAAAACGTTCTTCTATTTTTCTTTTTACCTAATCCACCACGTTTGACGTTTACCATTTCAGGACCAAAGAAATAATGAATTTCATCAAAAATAACACACCCCTCACGTCCACCGTCTTTGGTTTTTGTGTTTGATGTGTTATATCGAATAACCGATTTAGTTGCACGGTTTATTATTTCTGTTTTACTAACTTCATAAGGAGCTTTTGGCGTTTTACCCGTCTTATTTCGTTTGTTATCCATTAAAACGGTTCTGATTTCATCAAACGATGTTTTTGCTTGATCTTCACTATTAGCAACAATGGAGATGTGATATTCTTTAACTCCGTGTAAGGGCGTAGAAAGAAAATCACTAATAGCACTTATTAGACCGTTTTTCCCGCCTCCACGTCCCATGAAAACGGCAAATTCTGTAAAGAAAGCTTCATCTGTATTTTTATCTATAAGAAATATATTAGCTATGATAAACCTTTGAAATGGTAATGTTGGAAAATACCATTTTTCAATAAATTTGATACAATCCTCGATTTTCTGTTCATCAAAATATACATCATCTCGTGAATATATATGTGTTTGTAGATAATTAAAGAGATCAATTCTTTCTTTATTTAAAATTATCTTTCCTTGTTTCCACAAATTTATATATTCATCAACGTATTTATTACTAATCATAGGTAATCATCAGATGGCGTTTCTGTGTCTTCTTTCTCTTCGGGCAATAAATCCGATAATTGTTTGATTATTTTTTGATATGCAGCATCTCTAGCATTAAATAGTTTGGCTACTGGTCTTTCCCTTTCATATGGTGGCGCCTTTTCAGATTGAGTAAATAAATCATAGTCACCTTTTTCTTTTATGTCTTCCCACATGTAATCAAGCATTACACGTAGCCTTGCTGCTTGAATAATTAAACCATCAACTACTTTTAATTTATTGCTAGGTATGTCTTTATATAATACTTGCAGCCTTTCTTTTTCTTTAAGCACTAAGTTTTCATCAACTATAATCTCCATTTCATCACCTGCCTTAAAATGGTTATAAGAGGGGGGGTTATACATGGATTTTTAAAATTATCGCGAAGTCGAGCCCCTGCCCGTTCCCCAAGCATTTTGATCGCTTTTGATTTTTTTGACCCGGGGGTATTTACCATTTTTCGTCTTTCCATTTATTTTCTTTTTTTATAAATCTCTTTTCTTTTTTGTTGTGACATTTAATACACAGTGTTTCTAAATTGTTTAAGTCATGAGCAAACTCCGGATGATGTTCTAGCGATAATATATGATCTACATCCAACGACTTATGTTTACTTTTGTCATATGTCGTTAACTTGCCGTCTCTCTTACATTGTTGACATTCATAATTATCTCTTTCTAGTACTCTTTTTCTTGTTGTTTGCCATTCTTTAGACTTATAGAATCGTATACGTTCGTCTTTAGTCATCATAATGTTTCACCTTATATAACTTAAGTAGTATCAAGACGCATCTATACTTGATGTGTAGTAATGTATTTACAATTAGTTTGAACATGTTCATACCTCATAAATAAAAAGACACATCACATAGTAATGCGCCTCTTGTTCATGCGTCGTATTAGCATTTAATAACTTTAAATATTAATCTGATACTAACATAATAAACTGTTTTAATGCGGACTTACATAGGGTAAAAGTCCGCTACACATAACCAATATACTTTGCTAACTTATCGATTAGTGCATTCCTTCTACGTAATATACTCGTCTTACTTGTACCAAAGTAATGTGCTATATCTTCCCATTCATAACAACCAATAGGACAATCCCAATACCTAAACCTTAATAACTCAAGAGTATCCTCATCACTCTCATCTATAAGTCTATCTACACCATTAACTATATTTCTTAATGTATTGTATCTGTTATCACTAAACTTCTTTATTGCACATCGTTCAATCGGATTACCCGGCAAACTACTTTTGCCAGCTCCCGCATTATCTGGTTCATGACTTTCAAGTAATTCATATTCTCGCATCTTCAACTCTCTTCGATAGTTATCGATGTGCTGAATGTATTCTTCAAGCTTTTTGATATCGTGTTTCTCAATCTTTATCATTCAATGCAATACCTCCGATAATATAAATTACTTTTTAATATCGTTATTCATTCGCTTCAATTCAATCCTGTATTCTTCTAACCCGTTGTATCCTTTAGTTTTAACTACTTCATCAAGTAGATAATCATTCATATATCTGAGCGCTTGTATCTCCCTTGCACGATCACTATTAATACTGATACAAACTAATAGCAATATAGCAAATACAATAGTCATAGTAATCCACATCACTCACTTACCTCCGCTCGAAAGACGTAATCACTCGGCGCCTCTACATCATCATTAGCCGTCATCATAATATATACTTGCTCCGTTAAATACTTACCTAGCTCATACATCGCTAGTAAGAATAATAGTCTTAGTATTTCTTTAATCATTTCCCACACTCCCTTATATTTTCAAACAACTGACCTAATTTAATAACTGCCTCTCTTTTAACTTGTGCCTCGCACTTCTCTTTCGCTTCTTCTTTACTCTCCGCCTCAACAACTGTAAACCTTTGATTGCTCTTAGCTCGAGTTATGTGTGTATGTTTACGTCCTGTTGAATCTTTGAATGTTGTAACTAAGTATTGTGTCATTATTTAACCTCATGTGTAATTGTGTAATACATTACTTTTCCACCTGATTTTCTGGCAACATCACTAGCGTTTTTAGCATTCAAATATTTTCTCGCATGTCTAACGTCGTCAGTAAAATCATATCCACCTGCATAATTATTATATAAATAGATCCCTTTATTAACCTCTACAACATAATACATTTCCTTCTTACTCACTTCTTATCACTCCTTTGAACTCGCTTAAGTTTTTCTACGAAACTTATTGCTAATAACAGAACTAAAATAGCCATTTTGTCGTACGCATCTGCAAAACCAAGTGTTATAGCAAGAATTATAATCGCCCCCCACTTATACATATCTGCACGATTAGCGTTATTAGCTTTTAAATATCCCTCGATTAAAATATCGAAAATCATATAACCCAAAACTATCAAAAGTAATATTGTTATACTCACTTCCCCAAAACCTCCTTGACCTTATCTAATATGTCTTTACACTCCGCTACTTCCGAAGCCTTTTTCTCCACGTTCTGAAACACTCTCGAATTCCTTCACTTGCTTTAGTTCGGGCGTAAAGATAGGTACAATAACTAACTGTGCTATACGTTCTCCTTTTTCGATACGGTAACTACCTAGCTTATATAAATGACGTTCTTTTTCGAAAATTTTTTCGTTATCAATATCTCTTAAAAAGATAGTTTGCATTTTGTCATCTTCATGGTCATTCTTGATATTAATCCCTAAATTACCATGATATCCCGCATCTATCTTGCCTGTTTCAATCACTAAATGCGTTTTACTACTTACACCACTACGGCTAGTTAATAACCCGACATAGCCCTCTGGAATGCTTACAGCTACATCTGTTTTGATCACTGCCTTTTCTTGTGGCTCAAGTACGACAGTTTCAGCTGAGAATATGTCATAACCTGCATCTGTCTTATGATTTCGTTCGGGCATTCTAGCGTCTTTTGATAATAGTTTCACTTGTAGGATGTTAGTCATTTCCCTGTTCCTCCTCATATTTATAGACAACTTGACCTGCCATAATCCCTACTGCTTCATCAAGTTCAATACCTTCTTTAACTGAATGTTGAATAGCATTTGTCATTCCCTCAAGTATTTCATCAAACGCTCGCGCTCTCTTATACACGTCTTCAATTTCTTTTAATAATCCCTCTGTGTCATTACCGTTATACGCGCTAGCACTAATAACGGATTGTTCAATTTGTTCGCGGTTATTCATTTGTGTCTTCCTCCATAAAAATTTTATTGTTTAATTCCATTCCGAATTTAACTCTTTCATCATCGTTACCGAATTCGTTTATTAAATCTTTTTTAACGCTCTTACAATACCTATCCCATGCGCTTGCTTTCTTCTCCAGCTCTTTGATGCGTTCTCTTAACTTCGCTATATCCTCGATAAGCTCATCACGTTGCTTCTTGTACTCATCACGTTGTTTTCTCATCTTCTTCAACCTAGCTTCCATTACACCTAGTTGGAATCCTGTTTCATAGTTCATTCTGTTACCTCCACTTTTTCGATTTCTATACTTGCAGTTTCGAACGGGAGCTTTTTACGAATCAGTTTTAATACCATGTTCGTGGCTTCAACCTCATTCGTACTTTGCACAAAATAATGCTTTTTTATTTTGTAATCACATTTAGATGCTAAGAACTTGATACAAAGACTTACTTTATAGGTTTGCATCATTCTACCAACTCCCCATCTTTCCAAATTAAGTCCCCCAATCCTTTGCCATTCATCAAGTAAATCTCATGGTATTTAAAGCTCGAATTAATCGGGTTTGAACCAACGAGTTCCTTTATCGACTTATTGTTAATTTTAGTTACGTTTATTGACTGACTACCATTAGGGAAGTATTGCGTTCTAATTACAACTACTGACGGTATTACCGTTTCTTCTGTGATTTCCTCTTCAACTTCGACTACAAAAGTATCTTCAGGTGTTATAAAATAACTAGTAAAACACTTTCTTCCATCCTCCCAAGAAAAATAAATAAATTTTTCATTATCTTTGTTTTCTGTGCAAAACCTCTTTCCTGTTGTTAGCTCAGGATTCTTCCAAGCCCATTGGATAAGTTCAGGTAAATTCATTTCTTTTTTTACTTTGATTTTCATTGTTTCCATCTCCTTAAAATAAAGTTAGTTGCTTCTGTTCCTCGTATTCCAAACCATGTTGCTTTATATATGTTTCAAGCTCTTCAGCTGTATCAAATGTCTTTTTCACGCCTTGCCAACCTGGCACGATATGCCCATGAAAGTAATAAGTGCCGTTTACTACATGGATATGTGCCACTCGTTCGTTATCCTGATACAGATATCTCTTAGAGCCGAAAAATCGGCTTAAGTATTCTTTGCGTGCGCTATCTGTCATGGTCTACTTCTTAACTTTCACGAATATGTCGTTTTCCATCAGGTAGCACGCATAACGTCCTCTTGAATGTTTCTGAGGAACATTAAACAAATGTGGCTTCTTTCTTCTTAGCTCTGCCTCTTTCTTTCGCTGTCTTTCCAATTTGCGTTCGAGTCTAGCTTGTTCCAGTCTTTCTATTGTTTTCTTTTCTCTGTACTCGCTTAAACGCATGCCTTCTGGTGCGTCCATTGCTTCATGTAGTTCCCAACCGTCTTTTACTCTTTTAGAAACCATTCCGGGTGTTATACCGTGACTTTCAATTAACTCCATTTCAAATTTACTGAACCTATACGGTTTATCATGTATCCTTACAATTCTTGCTGTTTTCGCCATTTATTCCACCTCTACATTTACATTTCTAATTTTTAAATTGTCATACTCTAGTATTTCGTCCGGATTGTTATATAAGTAATCTGCCAGTGCATCTTTTTCATCATCCACATCATCAAAATGCTGATATTCAACTTCGGTAGGTATTCTTATATCAATCGTTGCATTTATATATGCTTGTTGTTGCATTAAATCACTTCATTTCTCTTTTTCTTTTACGTCTGACTTTCACTAAGTCCTCATATACCATCCATTCTTGACCTGTGTATTTAGGCGCTTTACATATCCACGTTAAATTCACATCTCTATACTGATATCTGAATATCTTCGCTTTGATGTTGGCAACTTCAGTCGCCTTACCTTTAACGTCTATAACTTCAACCAGTTTCCCTTCCTTCCACAAAGAGAAATCGGCTATATACGTAATCGGTCTTTGTTTCCCGAATTTAGGTTGTAATTCAAATTTCGGTTGTATTTCGATACGATCATAGTTAGTGCCATTCATATTACTTTCTAAATATTGGTAATATTCACACTCTACTTTGCTATCAAATACAATTCCTTTGTACTCAACTTTCTTAGCGTTGTATTTACTCATCGTGCACCTCTAAATATCAAATATCGTTGCTTGTAATCCTAGTTCTTGCTCATATAGAAGCCCGTGAGCGCCTTTGAATCGTTTTAGGTCACTATCAGTCATAATTTTCTTTTCGTCGCTGAAATGGGCTCCTGTGAGCGAATAAACTTCATTTACGTTGTCTTTATACTTGATGACCTTAATATCTTCCGTGCCATCTTCTCGGTATAAGTAATATTTTTCTTTCGGCATTTTTTAACACTCCTTAATGTGTGTTTTCTTCCAGTTGATTTCATTCATGATTTTCTTTTCAACTCTGTCGTAATCATCGAAAGGCGATAACTCGTTATTGTCCAACAATCTATTGACCGCCCAACCAGTCTCGATATATACATTTGCTACAATCGGGTCATTTTGCTTTGCCTCTTCATACATCGATCTCAATAAGCTTTTGAATTGCATGATGTTCATGTGAAAAACCTCTGCGTCTTCTTGTAATACTCGAATTCAATTATTCCGGTTTCGCCGTCTTTGTTTTTGGCTATGTTACATTCAACAATAGATTTGCCAGTGATACTGTCATCTTCGTCACGGTTATAATAATCATCACGGTAAAGTAGCATTGCTAAACTCGCATCTGCTTCTATTCCGCCTGATTCTTTCATGTCTGATAGCATTGGTCTTTTATCCTGTCTAGACTCGACACCACGATTCAGTTGTGAAAGTAGTACGATGATTGCGCCTGTCTCGTTAGCGATTATCTTTAAGTCACGTGATATCTTTTCTACTGCTACACGTCTATCAACTTTCGCATCAGTATCCATCAGTTGAAGGTAATCTATAAAAATAACTTGTTGACCGTCTGAATGCCTCATTGCTTGTGCTCGCACATCTTGCGGTGTGATATTACTTTTATCAGAAATATCAATGCCTAATTTCATGATTTTATCCATCGCATTCGTTAACTTTGTTAAGTCATCCGGCGTTAAGTTCCTGATTTCTTTTATCATGCGAGGCCATTTTGTGCTATGTTCAGCATCATGTTTAATGCAAAACCTGTCTTACCCTCTGAGTGTGACTGGCGTTCGATGACGTGTGCTTCCTACGGCTCCAATCCCCCTATTTTGTAATCCATTAGCTTGTAACCCGTCTTAATTTGCTTCTTAGGGCTATCGCTGTATAACTCTTCGACAAACTCCTCAACAAACTTCTTGGTTCCATCTTCTTTTTTGTTAGTAATTGTTTTTAAATCCTTGAGTTCATCAATCAAGTTGTTAAAGTTTTGATTCGTAGGTTGTTGTTTGAACTCAGTGACCAATTCATTCGCTTTGTTAAGTTGATAACTTTCTAATAATTCTTGTTGGTAACGTTCAAAGAAGCCGTACCCAATGAAATCGGAGTTGTAAAGTTTAGTTATAGTATCTGCATCTAAAAACTCTTTATCTTTAGTTGCTTTTAAATAGATTTCTTGATGGTCTATCTTTCCGGCGTCCATTACATAATTGAAAAAGGTTTTAAACTTTTCGTTCGTAAACATGTAATCTTTAACTCTTATCTTTTCTAGTACGTCCGGTTGTTTAAGTAGCGTAGCGATTATTGTGCTTTCAATTTCGAATTGCCCATAATTCATTCGTTATCGCCCCCAAATTCTGCCAACTTATTCATGAAGTTATCTAGCGCTATTTTTCTTTGTCTGACATATTCGGGGTCGTTCTGCATTTTCCATTGGTGTGTAGCGGTTTCGTTGTCTACCGGCTCGATAAATACTTTTTTAGGTGCCTTACGCATGATTGCTGGTAAGTTAGGCGGGTACGGGTTGTTACTGTTGATATATCCATCTACAGCTTTTACAGTTGGTTGATAATCTCCGTTTTGACTTAATACATCAATCCACATTTCTAACTTTGGTTTATCAAAATCGATGTTGTATACGTACCTAACTTTTTTAATAATTTCTAATGCTTGTGTTTTGCTCATCGGCATTAGTTATCACTCAATTCTTTTTCCATTTGCGCAATGACATCATCAGTAGTTTCTTTTTTAGTGTTACGAGGTTTCAATTTGTTTTCAGCACTTTCTTTATCTGAAACGCCTTCTTTATTCCAGTTCTTTAATACAGTTAATAGATAATTTAGACCTTTGTTATTTTCTTTACAGTAATCGGTAGCGACTTTTACTATTTCGAACTGATCTTGCTTAAATGATTTAATTTCGTGTTCTAACTGTTCTGCTTTTAAAGGATTTTGTATAATTTCTAAATTGGCACTAATATACTTAAATGACTTTGAGACGTCGTCTGTCTCTCTATGTTTGTTAGTCTCTGTGTAGTCTATGGTATTGGTCGGGTCATTTTGTCCTCTTGCATCGTGCCAATTTGTCCTCATCGTCGGGCCATTTTGTCCCGATGGTCGTGCCACTAGTTTGTTTAATGTTTCATAATTGATTGAATACCATTTTGTACGGTCAAATCCAGCCTTGTTGTAGTTACCTACATGCAATAAATTTTGTTTTTCTAAACTCCCAAATGTCCTTTTTATAGTTCTCTCGCTCCAAAATGGAAATTGTTTTTGCCATTCTGGATAAGAATTAAAAATCCAAGTTTTACCATCGTACTTATGTTTTGAGTTGTTTAACCAATAATGAATTTGTTTCAATACTATTGCTTCGTTTAATCCTATTAATTCAGCTAATTTCGGTAATACTTGTATCGGATAGTCATCTATTAGTAACTTATTCATTTTTCTCTCCTTTCAGCATTTTATTGAGCCTCTCATCAACTTTTATCCACGAGTCATGCAAGTGGTATTTATCATCAAACGACTTAACGCCAATCGCATGTTGCTCGTTATGATGTTCGCGACATAGCGCTAATACATGTTTGTCATAGTGATTCATCTTGTTTCTGTTCATGCCTCTGCCGACTGCTTCGTAATGTGCTAGGTCAGCGTGAGGCTTTCCGCATATTACACAGTTGCGGTTAACAGTTGACCAGTATAAGAACGATTTATCTTGTTTCATTAAATCGCTTGTTTTGTAGCTAAGCGGTATGTCGTTATGGAAAGTCCAGTCAAGCGTTGCTTCAATGATTTGACTCGCTTGTGTTCTCGTACAATTACTTAGCGAAATACGTTCATCATAGCCGTAGTAAGTCCTTACATACTCGATGAACATATGCCGCATATAGTCCATTGGTTGACCTGTATGTTCTTCTATATCTTTGACAAGCGCAAATATTTTTCGTCGTTGCTTGCCGGTAATTTGAAACGGATCTATGACGCTTACATCGACTTCCACATCAAATCCGTTATCAAGTAGTAATGTTTCTTTATTGCCTAATTCAACACCCGAGATGACAACTGTTGTTGTGCCGTCGTCTTGAGTGATATAACTAGTAATTATTGGCATCTAATCATTCCAATCAGAACGGTAAGTCATCATCAGTAATCGCAGTGGTATTATCAAAAGGATTATTACCAGTTTGAGTTTGTCTTTGTTGATGATAATTGTTGTTTGGTTGTTGGTTGTTATTCTTCGGTTCTAAGAATTGAACACTGTCCGCTACTACTTCTGTCACAAATACACGTTGCCCGACTTTGTTTTCATAACTGCGTGATTGTAAACGTCCATCAACGCCAGCCAATGACCCTTTGGATAAATAATTATTTACATTTTCTGCTTGTTTTCTAAAAGTTACACAGTTTGAGCATTCGTAAATGTTCTGTTTACTGCTAATGTGAATGTCCCTACATTTACGCCATTTGGCGTACTTCTTCATTCTGGGTCTTTTGTTAATCGTCCTACTAACATTACTCTGTTTCACATTACGGTTTCTCATCACTTTCCCATGGTTTGTCGTTATTTGCATCTCGCCGTTTTTCTTTAGTTAAGTTCACGAATTGATTGATACGCTCTTCTAATTCTGTAATATCGTTGTCTCTTGCACTTGGCAGTTCCTCGCCGTTGTAAATATATAAGCCTTGCCCGTGTTAAGCCGATGCTTTTACTACTTGATCGATTTAGCCGTTTGTTGAATCTAATGTCTTTTTTGTAATGTTGGATCTAATTCATCTTGATTAGACATCTCTTTAAATGCTTCTGATAGCTCATAAGTTACAGCCATTAGTTATATCCCCCTCTACCATTTCATGACTAAGTTAATTAGTCTGTCCTGTTCGTCTGTGTTCTCTTCAATCCATTCATCTATTGCTTGGTTGAATAATTCTGATGCCATATCTAAGTCATTCTCATCTACGACATAAGCATGTTTAATTGGTACGTTGTTCATATCTTTAACTTGTATTGATATGCCCATATGACCTTTTAAAATGAATAGCTTAAAATCGAATCCGTTAACATGAATATTTTTGCGTATGATTTCGCCTATTTCGTAATACATCTTGACTTCCTCCGTTTTTCGTTTTATATTGAACATGAATTAATTTTGTTAATCGTTTGTCACTGTTACTTGTTGGCGCAAGTAGCAGTTTTTTTTATTCTTCTTCATAAAAGTATATTTATTGAACATGAATTAATTTTGTTAATCGTTTGTCACTGTTACTTGTTGGCGCACGAAGTCAGTTTTTTTTATTCTTCATAAAAGTATTCTTTATAGAATATGAATGTTGCGATACTTGCGAATCCTGCAATTGACCACGCTGTAGTGAAGTATAGAAACGGCATTAAACAAATCGCTAAGACTGTGAAACATAGCACTGCTATTAAGTAGCTTTTATATGTGTCGCTCATTTTCTTTTTTCAACTCCTCCATTATTCTCTCGTCTGATAAGTCGTGATAAGGGAATTTTTTTCTAGCTAATTGGACGGGTATTTTTCCTCGTATCGCAATGTATCCTTCGTCTTCAAGCTCTTTATTCAGTTCTCTTATTATTTGTCCTGCTTTGGATTTAGAAACAGATAAAATTACCGCAAGTTCTTTAGCTTGCAAACTATTTTTTATCATATCTATTCCTCCTTTTTATTTTTGTGTTGTGTATAATTTAGTTATCTCCTAGTGAAAGGAGGTGATAAGTATGTTTGAATGAATGATAAGATATCTATCGTGAATTTAGTGATCTATCCGAAATAGTATTCGTACTGCCAGTGACCAGTGTTTTGCTCTAAGCTTTTCTAAACGAAAGATAAACAATAATATATAAGTGTAAGTGCATATCGTTTTTTTCTGCCTTTATAACCTTCCACGTCACAACTGCCATTGTGGTGAGGAGGGTTGTTTTGTATAGTGTGTTCATTTTTAATTCCTCCTATATTATGTTTTTGTTTTTCATTTCAATTTGCTTAATTCTGTATAAAGTAGCTTGTGACGGGAACCAATTAGCAATCATTTCAATTACATCGTCGAAATGTTTTTGTCTTACATTCGTTCTTGAACTCGCACCAGTCATCTTTTTAACTTCTGAATTAATATCCCTGAATAATTCGCTACGTTGTTTTTGATTTGTTATCGCATGTAGCCTTTGTATGTGAGCTACTCTTTGATTGATAGTTCTAGTTAAGAAATTGTAATCTCCCGCATCCAGTTTTTGATTTTCTTTCAAATCGATAACATCATCTTTTACGTTTTTAATTTCTTGTTTTGTTTGTTCTGTAGCTTCAAACATTAATCTCAATGCTTGCATTGGGTCGCTAGGTACTTGGTAAGCACCAGTTTTTCTTAACGTTGGTAAAACTTCCGAAGTTACCCAGCGTTTAAATCGTTTCGCATTTTCTAATTTGCTAGAAAAGATTAAACTGTATAATCCTGATTCGTTGATGATCGTTACATTTCTGTTTTGACCTGCCGTCGCGATTTGCGACGTCAGCTTATCTTCTGCATCAACATGTTTTGACAAAGCATCTCGTCCGTTTGCGTAACCTAAAATGTCAGCAACATCTTTTCCTATAAAATATGGTTCGCCGTCAACCTCTAATGTCCTTACTGGTAATTCTTCAAAATTAAATGTTTGTAATTCTTGCATAATGTTTATGCTCCTTTCGTGTATAATGTTGTTATCAACCTAAGGAGGTGATAAGTATGAAACTTCTAGTTACTTTAAAGGATGGTTCAAAAAAACATGTTTCGGATTTAAAGAAAATTGTTTTTCCAGGATATGAAGGAATTGAAACTGTTACAAAAGAGGAAATCGAAACATTTTTTCTAGACCCTACTAAAACTTATGTGTTTGTTGGATCTCAAACTCTAAGTGTGGAGGCAGGGCAAATCCTTACCGTTGAATTTAGCTAACCTTTTTCAACAACTCTGCAACTGCTCGCAACAGTTCAGGGTTGTTGTTTCTTTCTAAACAGTAACTAGCATGCTTGAGTAATTTGAGTTTTAATTTATTTTTTTCTTTCGCAATTCTAAATTTTTGTAACATTTGTTGTTCCTCCTTTATTCGAAATCATCGATAGTTAATTCTGAAACTCTCTTTTCATAGATGTATAAATAATAGTTTTTGATTTCTCGATAAACTTTTGCTGCTAGGTTGTATTCACTTTCACTCAAGTCTGAATTAAGTGTCACTCCAAAAATTGATAATGTTAATTTTCTAATATGGTCATGAACATCTTGTACATAAGCTTTTTGATGAATTGATTCGAAGCCATGCTGATACTTTTTTAGTGGAATCGGATGATTAAGCTTCCTCAATCTTCCTAGTGACAAATCTTTTGCGAAATTGAGTTTTTTATTGATTTCTTCTAAATCGTCATTATTGATTCTTACTTTACTGAAAATTGCACCTGAGCTGATTGGTTTCTCGCCTTTTATAGCATTTCTAACTTCTTTCGCTATAATTTCTTTCAACTCTTCTTTGGTTAACGTGATTTGTTCCATTGTGTCCTCCTTTTAAGATGTTATTTCGTTTTTGTGCATTTTCGGAACTCGCTCAATAAAAAAATATTCTGGAAATAGTTCTTGTATAGGTGTTTCGAGTGCCTTAGAAAAAATCATCGCTTCATCTAAATTAATAGAAATCTCTCCGCGTTCTCTTTTTCCGTATTGTTGACCCGAAACACCAATCAAACTCCCCATAAAGTCTTGGTTCTTTTTCGCCGCTTTTCTAAAGCTATATAAATCTTTGTGCATTTTTGGAACACCTCCTGAAAACAATACTACACCTGATGTTCCAAAATTGCAAGTGCTTTTTACATATTTTTTTGCCTCTACACATATTTTTATGTTTTTTGTTGCATTTTTGGAACTGTAGGCATATAATGAAGTTATTAGTTAGATAATATGTTTAAAGGAGATAAAAATATGAGTTCATTTTCTTCGAATCTAGAACGTCTGATGAACAAAAGAGATATGAGTGATAGTGAATTAGCAGAATTAGTAGATGTAAATAGAACAACAGTCACAAGATGGAGAAAGGGAATTAGAAGTCCAAAACTAGATAAATTACCTGAAATAGCTAACGTTTTTGGAGTTAAACCCTTAGATTTAATACATGATATGGATGATTCGAAAATTATTGAAGAAATTCATAACGTGTCATCTCAACTCACGCCTCCAAGACAAAGCAATGTACTAAAATATGCGACTAATCAATTAGAAGAGCAAAATAATGACAGTGATGATAATCTGGTAGATTTCAATTCTTACATTCAAGAAAAATCCGAAGTGGATATATATGGTTGTGCGTCTGCTGGTATTGGTGAAAGATTATATAACGAACCTATTTCAAAAGAATTCGTAAGAGGTTATGTCCCCGCACATGATATAGCTTTAAAAGTAAATGGAGACTCAATGGAGCCGTTATTTAAAAATGGACAAATTATATTCATTGAAAAATCTCACACTATCAAAGATGGACAAATAGGCGTCTTTATTATAAATGGAGATGCTTACGTAAAGAAGGTTTATGTAGAAGATAACAGATTAACGTTGGTTTCTTTAAATAAAAAGTATAAAGATTTACATTTTTATGATAATGAAAGTGTGAGATTAGTTGGAAAAGTTATTTTATAGGAGGTAGTAAAATGAATTTAAAAGAAGTTGACATTAACATTGAAGAGTGGGAAATGGTTGAAATCCCCTTTTATACAGAAGAAGAACTGACTTATAGGTTGAATAATGGTTTACCTATAACTAAAAGTGAACTTGAAGAACAGGAGTCGAAAAAATGAGTTCTTATAAAGAAATTGAACACTTACACATCAATACTGGTGGCAAAGAGCTTACTCAAGAACAAATAGAAGAAGCCAAAGCTTTTATAGACAGTCAAGAATTTAAAGATATGATTCGAGAAGCTAAAGAGTCACGTCAAAGAGTTATGGAGTCTAAAATCACTGATAGAACTAAAATGTGATTAACAGCGCCTGTGTGGCGCGAGGAGGATGAGGGATGGAAAATATAAGACCAATGATAAGTAATATATCATTCTATATCAAAGACGAACAAGAAAATAAAAAAGCCATAAAAGATTTTAGCGATCTGGAGTTCAATAACCCATTATACTTTGACTTTACTTTAAGCGGGATAAATGAAATATCTACACATAAAAACATGTATATCACTATTTTATATTATGATAAAGTTCAACCACCTTACGGACTTTCGTCTGTACCCGAATATCAAATTAATGAAGTTTGGCAAGACGCCATCAGTAACACTTCATTAAAATACATTGATTATTCATTAAAATTAACTGATTTATCTTTTGCGCATGGTTTAAGAAATTATGATTTCAGTAAAAATTATCAAAATCTTAAAATCATATATACTGATTATCAGATAGATTTTCAAAACATCAATTCAAAAGAACTTCTAAATTTAATGAAACATAATAATAAACATGACTTATTTTATACTAAAGTATCAATGATACCTAGAGTAAAGGGGCAATAAAATGAGTGAATTGAAACCCATATCAGGCGATAAAACTTTGTACCAATTACTCCCTGACAATAAACATGATAAAATAAAACCAAAAGGAAATAACTCCGGAGGTGGTAATATGAATGAAAAATATATTACAAGAGAAGTATTTGAACAGTTTGAAAAACGTATAGACAATAAGTTAGACTCTTTGCCTGACAGAATGGCTGATAAAATGGATGCTAAAATAAGCGGTTTAGAAGCTAGACAGACAAAATGGTTTGTAGGAATAGCTATAAGTACAGCTATTGGTGGTTTGAGTCTGATAGTAGGAGCAGTAGGATTGATTGTTAACTTATTTATATAG